CCTGTAGACTTCTTTGTAGGTTAATATGAGAAATTTATACTTCTCCGATAAAGTTCGATCAGAACAAAATCTGTATGAAGACATCGTCATCGAAGCGTTGAAGATGTACGGGCAGGATGTGTATTACTTGCCTAGAGACATCGTTAACGAAGATAGAATTTTCGCTGATGATATACCTTCTCGTTTTAATTCATCTCATAAACTTGAAATGTATATTGAAAACACAGAAGGATTTGATGGAGAAGGAGATCTCTTTACACGATTTGGTGTAGAGATTCGTGACGAGGCCACATTTGTTGTATCTCGTAGACGATGGACACAACAAGTTGCAAGAATGGATAATGAAGTAAGTTCAGTCAGACCATTAGAAGGCGACTTGATTTATTTACCCATGACAAATAAAATATTTCAGATTATGCATGTCGAACACGAACAACCATTTTATCAGTTATCTAATTTACCCGTATTTAAAATGCGTTGTGTTCTATTCGAATATAGTGATGAAGATTTGGATACTGGTGTCGAAGCCATTGATCAGATTGAACGTGATTACTCTTACAGTTATATTGTCACAGTTGATCATGATAGTCCACTTTCCATCAATGATCGTATTGGATTGATTGCGACTCAGACATTTGGTAGTGGTGTTGTAATGCAGGGTGAGATCTCGAAATGGTCTGACTCAGATAATAAGGTACACTTAATTCATGCCGGTGCAGATGATGGTAAGTTCCACACATTTGTTTCTGGTGGAACATTATCGATTGGTGATTCAGACTTTACAATCACCGCAACCAGTGAAGACAATCAGATATCAGCTAACGAACAAAATACAGACTTTAGTACAATAAGTCTAGACTTCCTCGACTTTACTGAAGCGAACCCATTCGGTGATCCGGAGGATAATTAATGAGTGACGATTTTTTTGATTTTGGTTTTACCGCTGTTGATGAGACGGAACTAGAGGCTGTACAAAAAGCAACCGCAGAAGTTTCTCAAGTCGCATCAACCGCAACGACGACACAAGATAAGTTAGATAAATTGTATAATGCGGTTATACCTTTGTTGACTAATCTGAAGAAGAATCCAGAGAAGGAATATATTCTTTGGCCAGATAGACTTTCGAAGGTTGAAGCCTTTGAAGACAAACTCACACAGATTTATAAGAGTTAGTAATGCTTGGTACATATTTTTATCACGAAAAAATTAGAAAATGTGTTGCCATTTTTGGCCGCTTGTTTAATAATATCTACGTTCTACGTAAAGATGCCTCTGGTAATGTTATCAGTCAGGTTAAAGTGCCACTATCTTATGCACCAAAAAGAAAATACTTAGAACGTATTCGTGAAAATCCAGATTTAAGTTCTGACACACAAGTTGCAATTAAACTTCCTCGCATGTCGTTTGAAATTGTCACATTTTTGTATGACACAAGTAGACAGTTAACAAAGACTTCTAACTTTATGACTACTGGAACTTCTGCAAATAACAGACAGAAGTTTTTTCCGCCTGTGCCATATACAATCAACTTTCAATTAAACATCTATGCAAAATCTCAAGATGATGCCTTACAAGTTGTTGAACAGATTGTTCCATATTTCAACCCTCAGTATACTTTGACAATTAAACCATTTACGACAGAATATCCGGACTTTAAAGAAGATATACCTATTATTATACAGTCTGTAAACTTTCAAGATGACTTTGAAGGATCTGTTGAACAAAGGCGTACAATTGTATACTCTTTAGATTTTGAAATGAAGATTAGTTTCCACGGTCCAATTGCAACATCTGATATTATTCGACGTGCAGATGCGGCCTTGTTTGACATTGGTGCAGGATTGAATGACTCAGATATAGGATTAGAAACAGTACGTGTTGTTCCAAATCCAATTGACACGATTGGACTCGCAGATTCAGACTTTGGATTCACAACTACTATTTTGGATAGTGCATAATGAGCAATGAAAAAGATAATGTAAAAAGTGATTATGAATATTCTCGTGAGACCTATTACGATCTCATTGAGAAGGGACGTGAAGGTCTAGAAGATATGATTCATGTAGCTCGTGAGTCAGAACATCCTCGTGCGTATGAAGTCCTTGCAGGAATGTTAAAAAACATTTCTGACATTAATGATAAGTTGATGGATCTGAATAAGAAACATAAAGATATCACACAACCTACCAAAGAAACCAAACAAGTTGAACATCAACAAAATATATTTGTAGGATCGACTGCTGACCTTCAGCGGATGTTACAAAAAGAAAGTGAAGAAATAGATGTTACTCCAACAGACGAGTAGTTACCTCGGCAATCCCAATGTAAAAAGAGATGGTGTCCAACAACAATGGAAACCTGAGCTCGTGCAGGAGTATGCAAAATGCATGAACGATCCTATATACTTCTGTGAAAAATATGTAAAAGTTATTGCATTGGATAGTGGTCTTGTTCCGTTTATTCTTTATCCATATCAAAGAGATATGTTTGATCATTTTAATAATAATCGGTTTAATATTGTCTTGGCATGTCGGCAGTCCGGTAAATCTATCTCTGCTTGCGCTTACCTTCTATGGTTCGCTCTATTTCATTCTGAAAAGACCGTAGCGGTGATGGCGAACAAAGGTGCGACTGCTCGTGAGATGTTGTCTCGTATTACACTCATGTTAGAAAACATTCCATTCTTTCTACAGCCTGGATGCAAGGCACTTAACAAGGGTTCAATCGAGTTCTCCAATAACTCCCGTATTGTTGCAGCTGCAACATCTGGTTCATCAATTCGTGGTATGTCCGTTAACTTACTCTACCTCGATGAGTTTGCATTCGTCGAACGTGCGGCAGAGTTTTACACATCAACTTATCCCGTAGTCTCATCAGGTAAAGAAACAAAGATTATTGTTACATCAACCGCAAACGGTATCGGTAATATCTTTCACAAGATATGGGAAGGTGCAATGCAGGGGACGAATGAGTTTCAACCGTTTCGTGTAGATTGGTGGGATGTTCCAGACCGTGATGACGATTGGAAAAAACAAACCATTGCGAATACTTCAAAATTACAGTTTGATCAAGAATTTGGTAACACCTTCTTTGGAACAGGTGATACTCTTGTTTCTGCTGATACACTGTTATCTCTAAGAGCACAGAATCCAAAGCAGTCACTTGAAGGTGGTTCCCTGTTAATCTACAAAGAGACTGTGAAGGGCCATGATTATGTTATGACTGTGGATGTCAGCAAAGGAAGAGGACAGGACTATTCTACTTTTACTTTGATCGATATTTCAGTCCGCCCATTTGAACAGGTCGCCGTGTATCGTAATAACACTATCTCGCCTATCCTTTTCCCTAATATTATCTATAAGTATGCGAAAGTCTACAATGATGCGTATGTGGTTGTAGAATCAAATGATCAAGGATCTGTGGTATGTAATGGATTGTATCACGACTTAGAATATGAAAACATTCATCTTGAATCCGCAATCAAGTCATCTGGTATTGGTATTGAAATTACTCGTAAGACAAAGAGACTTGGATGTTCTGCAATTAAGGACATATTAGAAACTGGTAAACTGAAGATTGTGGATGAACAAACCATATTGGAAATATCCACATTTGAATCGAAAGGACAATCATACGAGGCCACAGACGGTAATCATGATGACTTAATGATGAATCTAGTCATGTTTGGTTACTTTGCATCGACTCAATACTTTGGTGATATGACGGATATTAATTTAAAACAAATGCTATTTGAACAACGAATGCAGGAAATTGAAGATGATGTTGTCCCATTTGGTTTTATTGACGACGCATCTGAACACATTGAAAAGATAGAGAAGGAAGATCATCCGTGGGCAATAGAATATACTAATGAAAATTTCTAATATTATAAATAATAGGTGAATTGAAAACTTCAACCGTATTATGATATCATATAATTAAGAGGAAATAACAATGGCACTTTTTGCACCTTCCGAATCTCCTGCGGTTGTCGTCAGGGAGATCGATTTGACTGGTGGTGTACCCAATGTCCAGTCAACAACAGGCGCATTTGTCGGAGCGTTTACCACAGGGCCAACTAACAAACGAGTTCTTGTTAATAACGAGGCGGAGTTAGTTGCAACTTTTGGTGCGCCAACCGATAGTAATGCAGTAGATTTTTTAACAGCAACACAATTTTTAAGATACTCAGGATCTTTGTATGTAACTCGTGCAATCGATTCTAGTGGATATGCACATGCATCGGATGGAACTGCGGCACAAGTCGGAGACCAAGACCAATTCGAAGCAGGAACTTGGACTGGAAACTTTTTTGCAAGACAGCCTGGAACAGTAGGTAATGGAATTGCAGTTAAGTTCTGGAAAGGCGACAGTGCAAATACTAATTTTTCTACTTGGACATATTCAGGTAGTTTTAATGGTGCTCCCGGAACATCAAATAGTGTTGTAGCAAAAGGATCAAGTGACGACGAATTTCATATTGTTGTCGTAGATAGTGATGGTCTTATTACTGGAACTAAAGGAACTGTCCTAGAAACATTCGAAGATGTTTCAATTTTAACTGATGCAAAAGATTATCAAGGCGTCAGTCAATTCGCAACAGAAGTTGTTAATAACACTTCAGACTACATTTACTTAAACAATATTGCTGCGTTGGCAAATTATGGCGGAACCAGTGCATTAAACACTAGTTATGCTGAGTCCGCCACTGTAGATTCAAGTTATCTACTTACTGGTGGGGCAAACGGTGCAGATGTCAGTTTAAGTGATATACTTTATGGTTGGGATCTTTACGAAGATAAAGATCAAGTGGAAATCGATTTCATGATTGCTAGAGACATGAACGATTCTACCAACCAAAACACTCTTGTCAATGATTTGGTTGCAACTGCAAGATTGGGGCGTAAAGACTGTATGGTCGTTGCTTCACCAACTAAGAAAGCTGTCATCGGTGTTACTTCTGATGCAGATAAAGTAACTAAGATTGTTGCACAAACAGACGGTTACACTAAGTCATCTTACTTGACTGTCGATGGTAACTTCTTAAAAGTATACGACAAATATAACGATAAGTATCGTTGGATTCCATCTTGTTCAACAGTCGCTGGTTGTATGGCAGCAACTGATGTAAATCGTGCAGCTTGGTTCTCTCCTGCTGGTAGCAGACGTGGTCAAATGTTTGGTATTACATCACTTGCGTTTAGTCCTACCAAGGGTCAAAGAGATGTTCTATATAAGGCAGGAGTTAATCCAATTGCAAACATTCCTGGACAGGGTGCTTTGTTGTTTGGAGACAAGACAAAACTTGGTCGTATCTCTGCATTCGATAGAATCAACGTAAGACGTTTGTTCTTGATTCTTGAAAGAGCGATTGGAAAAGCAGCAGAACAAGTTCTCTTTGAACTGAACGATGAGTTCACAAGAGCTGAGTTTGTCAACATCGTTGAACCAGTGCTTAGAGAAGTACAAGGTCGTCGTGGTATTACTGACTTCCGTGTTGTTTGTGATGAAACAAACAATACACCAGCGGTAATTGATCGTAATGAATTTAAAGCTGACATCTTTATCAAGCCTGCACGTTCAATCAACTACGTAACTCTGAGTTTCGTTGCTGTGAGAACAGGTGTTGACTTTGAAGAAGTCGTAGGTACAGTATAAGGAGATAAAAAATGGCAGTTTTAGGAGTCGATGACTTTAAAGCTAAACTAAGAGGTGGTGGCGCTCGTCCCAATCTCTTTAAGGTGACGATTAACTTTCCGGCAGTTGCTGGCGGAGATGCAGAACTGACCAGTTTCCTATGTGAAGCTGCTCAGTTGCCTGGATCTACAATTGGTGTTATTCCAATTCCATTTAGAGGTCGTCAATTAAAAGTTGCAGGAGATAGAACTTTTGCACCTTGGACAACTACAATCATCAATGATACTGACTTTGCGGTACGCAATTCTATGGAACGTTGGATGAACTCAATCAATGCTCATTCAGCGAACACTGGTGTTACATCACCAATTGTATATGAGTCAGATATTATTGTTGAACAATTGGATCGTGACGGATCATCATTGAAGAAGTATACTCTACGTGGTGCATTCCCTAGCGATTTGAGTCCAATTGAACTCAGTTATGCAGACCAAGATACTATCGAAAGATTCTCAGTAGCTTTCGAGTATCAATACTATGATACTGACACCGTTAGTTAAGGTATAAGTATATAAAGTTAAGGGGCTAGGCAACTAGCCCCATTTTATCAAGGAATTAAAATGGCAGAAGACGGCAGAAGTCTACGATTATTTGGTTTTGAGATTAAACGAGCTAAAGACGGTTTGGATGATCCTAAAAAGAAACCATCTATCGTACCCGCTCGTGATGACGATGGTGCAGGATATGTCACCGCTTCTGGTATGCATTATGGCCAGTATGTGAATCTTGACGGTGATGAGTCAAAGGACAATCATCAGCTTGTCATGCAATACCGTGGTGTCGCAATGCACCCCGAAGTCGATCAAGCAATCGAAGAAATTATTAACGAAGCAATTATCGCATCAGAAAGAGAACAGTCTGTTGATATCAACATGGATGAACTTAAAGTTTCTGATAAGATCAAAAAACAAATCAAAGAAGAATTCGACAATGTCTATGGAATGCTCGATTTTAATGAGTATGGTCATGACATTTTCCGTAGATGGTATGTCGATGGACGACTATATCATCATCTCGTAGTCAACGAATCAAACATTAAGGCGGGTATTCAAGAAATTCGTCCTATCGACGCATCGAAAATGCGTAAGGTAAAACAAGTCAAGAAGGCAAAGGATCCCACAACAGGCGTTGATGTTATCGAGAAAGTAGATGAGTATTATATCTATCAAGAAAAGCCTGGTACACAGAATGCTGGTGTTAAGTTGACTGCTGACTCAATCAGTTATGTCACATCTGGTTTGTTGAATGAAGACCGTAAGAAAATCGTTTCCTATCTTCACAAAGCACTGAAGTCTATTAACCAATTAAGAATGATGGAAGACGCACTTGTCATCTATCGTTTGGCTCGTGCTCCAGAACGTCGAGTATTTTATATTGACGTTGGTAACCTACCTCGTGGTAAGGCAGAACAATATCTCAAGGATATCATGACTCGATATCGTAACAAGTTGGTTTACGATGCAAAGACTGGTGAAATTCGTGACGATAGAAAACACATGTCTATGTTGGAAGATTTCTGGTTACCACGTAGAGAAGGTGGTAAGGGTACAGAGATTACTTCATTACCAGGCGGTGAGAATCTTGGACAGATTGATGATATTATTTACTTTCAAAAGAAAATGTATCGTGCATTGAATGTACCAATCAATCGTTTGGAACAAGAGGCTCAGTTCTCATTGGGTCGTTCATCAGAAATCACACGAGACGAATTGAAGTTTCAAAAGTTTGTCAATCGTCTGCGTAAAAGATTTGCACACCTCTTCTATGGTATTCTGAAGAAGCAACTCATTCTCAAAGGTATCATTACAGATTCGGATTGGGATACAATTAAGAATGATCTTTTCGTTGACTATCAAATGGATAACCATTTCACAGAACTGAAAGATGCTGAGATTCTGAGAGAGAAACTACAGTCTTTGGATCAGATCACTAACTATGTTGGTGATTATTTCTCTAAAGAGTGGGTGATGAAGAATGTATTGAATTTCAATGATGAAGAAATTGAAAACATGCAGAAGGAACTCAATGGTGAACAAGAGGAACAGGAACCAGAGGAAGAACCACAACAGGAAGATCCTCCTCCACAACCTGAACCTGAACCACAAAAACATAGTATTGACATTAACGTAAAAGGAAACAAATGATGAGTGAAGTCGAAGATCAAATAGAAAATGAAGTTGAAACAAATCCAATTAACGATTTAGTTCAAGCCGCAATGAACCAAGACTATACAACGGCAAACGAAATCTTTAATGACATGATGTCAGACAAGGTTTCAGATGCATTGGATCAAGAAAAGATTGCTATTGCAAATCAGTTGTATAATGGTGGTGAACCAGAAGATGACGATTATGAAGTGGATGATGTTGACATCGATCAACAAGACGATACAGATCTTGAATTAGATAATGATGAAGAATGGGAAGAAGACGAAAATTAGTCTTATTTAGAAATTCAAAAACATATAAATAATTAAGCACAAAAAGAAATATGAAATATTTTACTGAGTTAAGAAATAAAATGCCACCTGGAGATCATGTATCTGACTTCAAGGTGGATCGTATTGCAGTAATGATTCATAAAGATAAGGGCAAGTTTGTTGCGTATGTTGATGGCGACAGACTTGATTCCTATAGATCACAAAAAGAGGCAGAGAAAGCTGCCACTCAATTTGTGAAACAATTCGGAAAAATGAAATGAAACTGATTGCAGAATATACAGACCAAGATTTGGAAGTAATTACTGAAGCCAAAGATGGTAAGAAAACTTATGCTATTGAAGGTATTTTTGCTTCATCAGAACAAAAGAATAGAAACGGTAGAATCTATCCTAAATCCGTAATGGAATCTGCTGTTGGTAAGTATATTGATGAACAAGTTTCAAAAGGTAGAGCTGTTGGTGAACTCAATCATCCTGAAGGACCAACAATCAACCTAGACAAAGTTTCTCACAAAATCGATTCCCTTAATTGGAAGGGTAACGATGTTGTAGGAAAAGCGACAATTCTGAATACTCCTATGGGTAAGATCGTTGAAGGTCTTCTCGATGGTGGCGTAAGGGTTGGCGTTTCGACTCGTGGTATGGGAAGTTTGCAGCGAGGCAGCGGTGTAATGACAGTCGGTCCCGACTTCATGTTAAATGCCGTTGATATCGTTCAAGATCCATCTGCACCAAATGCTTTTGTTAATGGAGTTATGGAAGGTGTAGAGTGGGTATGGAATAACGGTATAATAGAAGCTCAAACAATTGAAAAAATGGAGACTGAAATTAAAAGAGCTCCACGAAAAGATCTCTATGAGACACAGGTTCGTGAGTTTAAGAATTTCCTCTCGTTACTCAAATCTAAAATATAGGAGTCAATTATGACTGATCAATACACTGAAGATCAAGATCTAGAACTCCATGATGACGAGAACGAAATCATGGAAGAAGGTGCTCACGATCCTAAGAATGCTGAAGCTCAGTCAGTAGCCTCTGTGGATGCAGCTGGTGATAAAACTGGAACCGCTAAAAAGCGTAAAAGTGACAACACTAAGCAAGATCCAATGCCTAAGACAAAAGCTGGTATGATTAATGCCGCTTATCAAATGATGTCTAAAGCCAAGAAAGAAGACCTCAGTGTCATGCTTTCTAAAATGATGGCAGAAGATTTTGATGTCGAAGAAGGCGAAACAGAAGTACGTGCTGACATTGAGTATCAGGCTGATTTCTCTCAAGACTTGAATGCTCTCATCTCTGATGAAGCAACATTGTCTGAAGAGTTTAAGACAAAAGCGGAAACTATTTTCGAAACAGCTATCAAGTCGAAGTTGTCAGAAGAAGTTGACCGTTTGGAAGCCAAGT